AGGTGGGGCCTAAGCCCCACGCTTTTAAGTTGCAGTTGCAGTAGAACGATAACGAATAATACTAAATGGATCCATTACTGATGTTGCCAAGCGCTTCTCACCGAAGAATGTAATATAACCAGGCAATGTCTGATCATATCTTCTTAGGACCATGTTTAAACGATCAACAATGGTATGTCCGCGTTGGAAATCACCAAAATACATTGGGTACAAACTAGTTGTGCCAGCAGTTGCAGTTGATGAATTAGGGCTATCAACATATTTATTCACCACCACATCAAATCCTAGTAATTGACCTACGATACCATCATAAATCAATGGGTTCATACGCTCAAACACCGGAGTACCGTTTGAATCTCTCAAACCACGAATCTGCGCTAAGAACAATGGAGAAATCAGGAACTTAGTTGATGGTGTCCAATATTCTTGTGGTAGTAAATGGATAAATTCAATTAAATCCAAGTAAGTTACATTGGCAGCTGATACAGAATTGCCGTTTGTAGTTAATTGGTCATAAGTTGCAATAGAATGCAAGCCAGAAGATGAACCAGTACCAGACGAGCCGAATGCAGCAGTAGAGATTAATCCACCTGTATAGCTTGAATTAGCGCCGGCATATTGATTCAAGCCTCTTAGACCATTTGTTCCACCATATGTGTTCGGTGTGTCAGTTTGGTCATTGTTGGAGATCATTGACTGACCTTCAACCTGGCTAAATTCCATCAACATATCGTCAACAACATTGGCCTCTAATCCATCGATGTCATCAAGCGCTGCAGTACGAATTGGGAACTGGACATTCAAATCTTGCAATGTCAATTGCCAAATGCTAGTTGCTTCTGTTGTTGGTGAACCGTTATTCTGAATACCATAACCCCAAGTAGCGCCAGCATTGCCGGTTTTTGCTCTAAATTGATAAGTTGCGCCTTCAGTTGAAGTAGTACGGCTCAAACCTCTCATTGGATTCATCAAACGGAGTTTATGGAATACTGGATCATAGGCAGTACGACCACCAACCCCAGCACCGCCACCAGTTAATGCAGAACTTTCCTTCATGTACGCATCGTATTGGCCATCATCTTCAAACATCTTAATTTCTTTTTCAATAGATCTGTCTTTTTTGACAAATTTCTTGAGTTGCTCACGAACTGATTTATTTACATCAGCGCGAACAGTTTTTGACAAAGTAATAATGGATGGCGCTTGAATCTGGGAAACTTTGGTTTCTAAATTAACAAATTTCTCAGTTAATTCATTTTTAGCTGCCTCGACTGCTGCAATTGCTTCTGCTTTTACTTTTTCTACTTCAGCGACAGTTTGCGCTTCAATTAGATCAAGTTTTTCCGTAATTTTTTCTAACATGATTATTCCTTTAATTTAATGCGTTTAGATAGTGCTTTTTCCAACTCGCGCATTTCTAATGCTTTGAGTAGATCGGCTTCGTTTACCACCGCTTCAGCATCACGCTTTTGTGGGGTTGTTCCTTCAGGTATTTTTGGAGTAACATCACGCTGCTCTAAAATTTTCTTTAGGATGGATGATGCGGTGGTCGCATCTTTTCGTCTAAGCCCAGCATCACGCAGAGCTTTTTCGATTATTCTTGGGTTGGCATGGCCATCAGCATTGAAATATTCTAATTTCATTACCTCAGCTGCCGGATTGTTCGGGTACATAACAATAGATACTTCTTGTAGTCCGCCTTTAGTAATTTGAAAGTAACCTTCGTCTTGGTCGTCATCATCTTCCATGTCATCACCTTCGGCATTGACCATTCTTGCCTCGTCAGCATATGCGCCAACGCTTACACCGCCAAATAAATTAGGGGATTCTTTTAATACATTATAAATGTCGGAACCGCCGACTGTATTTAAAAATAATTGACCTTCGGCAGTCATACCGCTTGCGTCAAAATTAAATTCGTTCCATTGTCCGACTGGCATACCCATGTCGTTGTGATTTAGAAACATCGGCAATGGTTTGCCGGTTTCTTTAAAGGATTCTGCCCAATCTTTAAATCCTTCGGGCTGATAGTTAAATTTTCTACCGTCTGCGCCTTCTCTAGCGCCCCAAGTCGTTACTCTAGCTTCAATTTTTCCGCTTGGACTTGCCCCTTGACCTGATTTCTCTAGGCTTAGTTTCGCTTCGCAAACTAGGTTTAAATTCTTTCTCATGAGTTGCCCTATCATTAATTGTTAAATTAATATCTTGTATTATAGGGCTAACTTCTTCCTTTTTGGGTAGTTTAACATCAACCGTTTTAATTTGGGAAGATAGTATTGCGACTATTTTTTTTATATTGTTCAAGTTTTGCCTATATTCATCTTACTAGTTTGATTACCGCCGCCACCGCCGGTGTCTTGTGGCGAACTGCCTGGTATCGGTTCAATCTTAGCAGTCTTAGCGCCTACTGGGACATTGGTCGATGAAATCTTTGACGGATCTGTTCCTAGTAACTCATCATGTCCATCTAATTTTGGCATATTCAAATAATGCCTTGCTTCATTTGGTGTCATAATTCCGCCGGCCACACCAGCATTCACAAAATTCATTTGGTCCAATGCTGCGCCTTTTAAAAAATCTTTAGTATCAAACCGGATGCATAAATTTGGGTAGCCCTTAAGCAATTGCATTTTAAATTTTTGCTCAATATTAATAATCATTGGGTACATCTTGGTTTTGTAAAACTCATCTAGCAAAGTTTGGGTATTGTTATATTTACCAACATCCAAACCAAGCATTTGAGCCGGCACCCCAAATAATGCACAAATACGCTTAGTCGTTTGTTCTTTTAACTTGGCTGCATCCGCATCTTGCAAGGTCAACATCTTAATCGGCTCATACTTCATGCCCTGATCAAGCAAAATAGATTGACCAGGTTTACTTAAATCAGTTGGCTTACTGCCAGTCATCGATGCCCATGCCTCTTTTAATCTGCCGGCAATCTCTTTGTATTTTGCATCGGGAATAACGCTATCTGTCGTAAACATACCAGCCGGCTTTGCGCCATTTTGCATTACATAGTTGGCATACATATCGATGTCGGTATCAAGCGCCACTAATTCGGTGGCCAAGATACCTTTATTGAAACCGGCCGAGCCTTGCCATGGAATATCGGTGCAATGCACTACTTGATGCGCATCTAATGGCTTATCTCGGTTAAATCCATAGGTCGGAGTTGATAACCGGTAACTAGGGTATCTAGTTTCGGTAATCTGGACCGTAATCAGCGTAGCATCAAGGTTATACATCTCCATTGGCGTTTGATTTGCATTTAACTGGTCTTGGCGATAAAGCAATGTAAACACTTCGCCCAATAATTCATACCATAAAACAAATTGATTCCAAAACTCGTATTGGCTTTGGAAATTATTGGGATTTTGTAAAAGGCTTAATACTTGTTTAGCTTTCTGCTTATCTCTTGGACCAATCTTATCTGAATTAAGGGCGTTTTCAAAAACTCCCTCATCCGTTTCATAGGCAATATAAATAGAGCATTGGGATAATGATCGTGCAATCACATTCACGCATGACATGACAGTAGAGTTTCTAGATAAAACGCTAGTATCAACTACTCGACCAGCATTAGTTGTGCTGGATGTGGTGACATAAAGAAGTTGAAAGGCTGAACCTTGTTGGCCATCTTGTTGAACTCGGACAACTTGATTACCTAATTGGGTTTGACCAAATAGCGTATTGGATTCTTTTTTGGTAGTTTTACTGCCCTTGAATCTGTCAAATATTCCCATGATAGCCCTCAATTTTTAAACATATTACCATCAAAAACAAACGAATACCAATACTTTTAAAAGGTTCTAAAGCCAAAACTTGATATTGTTGGGTTATCTAATGATGAATGCATTGCCATAATTAAAGCAATCATGCCATCCACCTTGGCAGCCTTATCCGCTTCATTCTTTCTGATCTTAATGTTATTGTTGACATCGGTATAAACTTCGCAGTTAGCCAGTTGCCATCCTAAAAATGGATTGCCATCATGCCGAATCTGTTTGGCTAAAATCATTTTTTCTACTTGTTTGCTTGGATTACTTAAAACCGCCATACTTTGTCCGCATTTTTTAACCGGCAAACCATCCTCATATAGTCTGGCCACCAATGATGCAGCATTATAGTTGTCATAGGCTATTTCTTTAACTTGATGGGTTTGGCATTCTTTTTTAATGTAATCGGATATTTCTCGGTCATCCATGACATTGCCTTCGGTCAATTTTAGAATGCCAGAACTAATCGCCAATCTAAAAATATCCTGATAATGCTTCGGAATAAGGTCTAATCCTTCTTCTGGTAAAAAGAATTGCCACTTGGCAAAGTAATCTTGATCATCATATCGTTTTAATGTGCATACGGCATTCAAATCCCTAGTGGCTGCCAAGTCAAACCCAATAAATACCGATTCAGGTTCGCGCTCATCAATCTCCGACTTGGAATCATCCCAAAATTTGCGGTCAATCCATGCTGCATTGCTTGATACAAAAATATTCAAGGTTTTGCATAAAAACTCATTCAATACTTGAGGCTTATGCTTGGCTTCTTCGGCGCGTTGGGCAATGGCTTCCTCAAATACTGAGATGCCATGCATCGGGTTAGCTTTGGCCCATGTTGTTGAATCTCGCCAATCATCTTTAGTGTCTAGTCCATACAAAAGACCAAACCATCTTGGATTGTCGTTTGCTTCGCCATAGAGCATTGACTGATACATGGTCAAATCTTCGTAAAACTTGGTATCTTTGGTAAAGCTAGCAGTCGTAATATAAATTCTTAAAGGGTTCTGTCTGGCCACCATCCCAGAATGCAATACCTCAATAGAGTTGCGATCGATAATCTGCGCAGCCTCATCGATGATGACACAAGATGGATTTTTGCCGTCACCAGTCTTTTTAGTATCTCGGCTCAATGCCTTAAACATAGTTTGGCTATCGCCCTTCTTTTTTACCTCATATTTTGATGGTAGATAGCAATTTTTTAATTGCCCAGGCATTTGTTCAATAAAACCTTTAGCTGAATCAAAAACAATAGTTGCCTGTTCTCGGTTGGTAGCCAAACAAAATACTTCAGCGCCAGCCTCACCAAATTGCAACTCGTATAAAGCCATGCCAGATGTAAAAGTTGATTTTCCGGCTTTTCGAGGAATAAACAAAATGACATCCGTCACCATTCTTTTAGTAATATCTTTTTTAGATCTAAAACCATAAATTGCACAAATTAATAATATTTGAAATGGCTCTAAAACTACTAATTGACCAGCTAATTTACCCTTAGTATGTTTAAGGACTGAAAAGAATCTTAATACATGATCGGCATATTCCGGCTTAAATTCAAATTGCCATTCTTTATTTTCAAATTGATTGATAAATCTCTGGCAAGCCAGCCGGACATCATTGCAAACATTAATCTCGCCTTTAACGACATCCTGAGCATAGGTTAAACCATCTTGCCATTTCATGCTGCTTTAGGACCTTTC